CTGGCAGCTTAAACGTCATCATTGGTGACAATGCGGGTCTATCACACGATGGCAGCAGCACGGTTGCTATTGGCGCGTTGGCTTTAGGCTCTTGCACTACTGGCACAGACAACACTGCCATTGGCTACAACTCAATGCGGAACGCGACTACCACGAGCTACAACACCGCAGTGGGTATAAATGCTCTGTATAGCGCAACTACTGGAGTGAGCGTAAATACAGCAATTGGTCGTGATTCCATGTTTTCCACCACCACGGGCGCAAACAATTGCGCTATGGGGCAAGGGGCCATGTTAAGCAATACTACTGGTAGCGGCCATGTTGCTATAGGTGTGGACGCTTTGAGGGCAAACACAACCGCCAACAGCAACGTGGCTGTGGGGTATCAAGCTATGTATTCAACCACTACCAGCGGCGATAACACTGGTTTTGGTTCTCAAGTCATGTATTCCAACACCACTGGGTCGGCTAATACAGCAATGGGTGTTTTGGCTCTTGGCGCAAATACAACTGGCAGTAGTAATGTGGCGGCTGGACAATCCGCTGGTCGCGGTATAACAACAGGCTCAAATAATATTACTATAGGCACAGGCTCAGGCTACACTACAACGGCAATAACAACGGGTTCCCAAAATATACATCTTGGTACTGCTACTGTTGCGTCTTCTGGTTCTGCGGACTACGAAATTGTTGTTGGTTTTAATTTGACAGGCAAAGGGTCAAACACTGTTTTCATCGGAAATGGCCCTTGCTTCCAAGGCAACAATGCATCAACGTGGTCTGTTACTTCCGACCAACGGCTTAAAAAGAACATTGCTGACAACACCGTTGGTCTTGCTGCAATCACGCAAATCCGTGTCCGCAACTTTGAGTACCGCTTGCCCGAAGAGGTCACGGAACTTGCTAAACATTGCGCCATCAAAAAAGAAGGTGTGCAGCTTGGTGTAATCGCCCAAGAACTGCAAGCCGTTCTGCCCGATTGCGTAAGAACGGAATCGACTGGCGTGATGTCTGTTGACGCTGATAACTTGACTTGGTACTTGGTCAACGCCATCAAAGAACTCAAGGCAGAATTTGATGCCTATAAATCCACCCACCCTTAAAGGAGTTAATCATGGAAATTGAAATCACCGCCGAGCAAATTGCAAAGCACTACAGCGCCGCTATGGACAGCGTAGCCCTCATCAACGGGAGCCAACCTGAATACATGAGCGATGCAGATTGGGCAGACTGCCTGTCTCGTAACAAAGAGCATTTGAAAATCATGCTGGAGAAGGACTTCTGGACTACGGAAGACCTGACCCCGCTGCGCACCGCATCTCAATAATTTTTGGAGCGCCTAATGCAAAACATCACCCTACCCACCGACCTCGTAAACGCCATCCTGCAATACATGGCATCCCGCCCCTACGGCGAGGTGTTTCAGCTTGTTGGAGCAATTCAAGCCGAGGCCGTCAAGCAAGCGCCTGACGTAGAACCTAGTGATTGACCCGTTTACCGCGTTTGCCCTTGCCCAAGGCGCGGTAGCTGGCATAAAAAAGCAGTTGCTCTTGGCAAGGATATCCACAGCTTATATAAAGAATTCAGCAGTTTTTATCAAGCAGCGGACACGGTTCACCTAGCAAGCAGTAAGGCGCGGATTGCTAGTATTGGAAAGACGAATGCACAAATCAGTTCTGAAGCTCTCCAAATTGCACTGGCATCCAAGGCATTGCGGGAACACGAGAAGGAACTGAAAGACATACTCTTCTACAGCGGGAATGCTCCGGTCTGGGAAGAGATGATGTCAGAGCGGACTAGGCTGACAAAGGAACGCAACGCGCTGGAGCGAGAAGAGGCAGAACGCAAGCAAAAGGAAAAAGAGATGAAAGTGGCAATCATTATGAACACACTCTGGATTTCTGGTGCTTCTGCTATTGTTGTGCCGTTGGTCAGTGTCGCATTTCACGTTATTACTAATAGGGGTTTTTGATGATTCCAATTATCGGTGCATTGTTGGGTACGTTGGCTGAAAACGGGCTGACGCTGCTGTCCAGCGCCATCCAAGCCAAAGGCAAAGAAGTCGTAGAGAACACGCTGGGCGTGAAGATACCTGACAATCCCACCCCTGCCGACGTTGAGAAGCTGCGGCAGCTTCAGTATGAGCATGAAGAGCGCCTGATTGAGTTAGGCATTGAGAAGGCCAAGTTGGAGATGGCTGAACTGGAACTGCTGGCGAAAGCTGCACAGGCCGATGCCGACAACATCACAGACCGTTGGCAGGCTGATATGTCTAGCGACTCTTGGCTGTCCAAGAATATCCGGCCCATGTCGTTGATTGCCATCTTTTGCGGCTACTTTCTCTTTGCCATGATGTCTGCCTTTGGGTACAACGCCAACGAGTCTTATGTGACTCTGCTGGGCAATTGGGGAATGCTCATCATGGGTGCCTATTTTGGTGGCAGGACGGTGGAGAAGTTGGCTGAAATGAGGAGCAAGAAATGAAAGCCAAGCTGACTTTTCTTGTCACGTTAATGGTCAGCTTTACCCTTTGCATCGTGGTGGTTGGAATGGTCGGCGTGTTGATGGCTGGACTGTTTGACCCCATCGTAGACAACACTGAAATTTTCAAACTCATCAGTCCCGCGTTCCAGACAATTGTCGGTGGTTTTATTGGCTTGCTGGCTGGTGTGAAACTGTCCCACGGCGAAACAGATGAGGATAAAAAATGAGCCTAAGTCAAGAACAAGCAGCGTTCCTGCTAGACATGTGCAAGCTGATTCAATACGCCACCGACCAAGGTTTTATGGTCACAGGCGGGGAGCTTGCCCGTACTCCCGAACAGCAAGCCATTTACGTCAAGACGGGCCGCAGCAAGACCATGAACTCCATCCACCTCAAGCGGTGCGCAATGGACTTGAACTTTTTTAAGGACGGGAAAATCATCTGGGACAAAGCTATCCTGGCTCCGATTGGCGCGTACTGGGAAAGCCTGTACCCCAAGAACCGTTGGGGCGGCAATTTCAAGTCCTTGGTGGACTGCCCGCACTTTGAACGGAACGTATAGTCAGTTTTACTGACTCGATAGTTGAAAATCGGTGGCCGTTCGAGCATTCATACCGGCGATAGACTTCGTTGTCGTATTTGTGCCTGGTCTCTAGGACGCGGGTCCAGGCTTTGCACTGCGGTTGTGGGCAGATCACGAGTTGCGCTCCTGCAATTTGGCAATAACGGCGCGGGCAAATTCCATCCAGTTAAGCGATTCTTTGTACCAAAGGTCAGCCAGTTCATCATCCGTCAGCCCTACCCATTCGCGCTTTGGTAGGGTGGTGTAGAGGGGTACTGCATCAAACATGGTTGCGTCCCCATCAGGAGAGTGGTTTTCAGACCAATGCAATGATTTGCTTCCTCCACGTTTGTCATAGATAGCCCACGCCACAGGCCCCTGCGCTGGCTGTGCATCAATATGCTCCAAGCATTTACTCAAAGCAAAATACAAGTTGCCATTGTCCACTTGAGAATCTGGCGTCCCGTATTCAGCAGCAATTCTTCTAGCCTCTAACAAATTGATAGGCTCTTGCAACTTGTCCGCAGCCGCCGCACGCTTTGAATCAAATCCGGTCATGCTACAAACCTCCACACAACTGCACCAACGGTAACCACAACCAGCACCACAAAGCCCACGCCAAGGATGGTCTTCAGCGCGTCGATAAAAAAGTCATCTTCGTCGTTCATTTGCAATGCTCCGTAAAGATCGCCAGCGGGTTACCGCACGGCGGGTGGTACAGGGTGTAGCCGATGTAGAAAAAAACCACAGTAATGGTGGCGCAAACACCTATTAAAGCAAAAATTGTTTCTATGAGTCTCATTTGGTTTTTTCCCAAGTTAACTCGGTTTGGGCGGCTTTCAATTCTTGGCGCAGCGTTGCCAGCTCCTGGTCCAAGCGGCGTTGCGTGGTCTCAGTTCCATGCGCCCAGCCTGCAAAGGCAGCATCACGGCAAGCAGTGTGCAGAATGGTAGCTAATTCATCACGCGACATCAGACCAATATTCCCAACCGCAGGAATATGCGCGAACACGGTTTTTGCAATCTCAATTTCTAATGGATTCATCATGCGAACCACCATTGGGTTAAGACATAGGAAAGACCTGCAAGGATTGCTGCTGAGAGCAGCGCGTCAAGGAATAACTTTTTCATTTTGTCTCCACTTTAAGAACTCGTTGTGATCTGCCTGACTGACCCTGCCTACGCTCTCCAGTGTCTACAATGAAACCTTTGTCAAGCAGGGCACGGTATCTTGCAGTGATTGAGGAATAGGGATAGGTTGGATACATGGCTCGTATCTGGTCGCTGATGCAGCCCTTATCGCCAAACTTCTTTATGGCTTCGTAAACCATACTCTCCAGCCTACTCGAATCGACAAGGCTGGCTGATTCTCGACTTGTATCTGGGTCATTCTTGCGAACAAGTTTTTTTGCCTCAGTACCAAAAACACGTCCAAAAAGATTGTAAGTAATCATGGTTTACCTCAGAATGGCACATCGTCAAAATCGTCAGTCTGCTTTGGTCGATCTTGTGGCTTCGGGTCATTCATGTATGCCCAACCATCCCACCCACCCTCACGCAGTGGGATTACGTCGAGCTTAAGCATTGGACCGTTCTTGGTATCAATCACAGACCCGATTCGCTGATAACGCTTTTTGGTCTGGCCTTCACTGTTTCGGTATTCGCCAACAATGCAACTAATCTCTTTGCTAACTTTTGACATTTTTATTCTCCAATGATTGAATTAAGGGCTACGACTTTGGCATCTACTTCTGCCAAAAACTTCAGGACTTCATCTTCTGCTATCTTGAGCCAGTCAGGATTGCGCTCAACTCTAAAAATAAACAACTGTGCTTTGGCTGGCATCCTGGGGTCAAAGACCACATAGTCGCACCAAGCCCGATTAGCGCAGCGCATCTGCCATTGCATCTGGGCGTAGTATTTGGCATCTACAGGGTTGCCGCCTTGGGAATGGGTAAGCCAGACCTCAAGGACAGTGCTGGATGATGGGCATTTGATCTCCACCATTCCATCATCACCCACCAGGCCATCTGGCGAGGCTCCAGCGGCCTCAATGTCGGGGTGAGGTATAAACCCCACCTCTTCAACCATTTGTCCCGTGTGCGCCTCATAAGCAGCCCTTGCAAAAGGTTCTTGTTCAGTACCCCATTGCATTGCTGAGTTAGAGTAAGACTCGGCTTTTGTGTTGGTGATGCGCTCCAGCACCAGCTGCGTTATGTAATTCGTTCGACTAGAGCTGTACCCCGTCTTGGTCTTGGCAAGTACATCAGCCAAACGGCTGGCGGTCACTTTGCCTAGTCTGTCGGCAAACCAGTTTTCGGTTCCTTGTTCTTCGCTCATGATTGCACCTTTTTTACGCGTTCAATCCGTGCCTTTTTTTCTGCAATGACTTTGGCCTGAAGTGTCTGATTGCCTTCACAAGCATGAAGTGCATCTTTGTAAACTTTGGCCAGCTCCTCGCTACTGCTGCTACTTGCAATTGCTAGCAAGTGGTCGGTGATGTCTGGTGTCTTGGCCTCGGTGCGGCGACTGCCAGCATTCCCATCATCGTCCTCTGGTGCAATACCGCAGGCCGCCATCAGGGAATAGCGCCTGGCGTAAGTCAGCGCCGAGCCATATCCTTGCGGATCTTGTTTGCTGGCAGGAACGTGCAACTTGCCGCATTCCAGCATTTCGCCTGATTCGTGGATAAACACGGTCTCTACCGTTACGCCCGTGCTGTCCTCAAATGTGCGCTGGATAAGGGCTATTCCTTCGGCGTTTAAGGCATCCACAACCGCTTCAATGCATCCAGCAAGCTGAACATATTTTGACTTGAAATGCGGGTTTGTGGACGTTTTTAATGCCGGCGCAAAACCACGTTGGGCTTTGACAAAGGCTGCGTAAATATTCTTCATAGATCACCTCCAAAATCTTCTCCGCATTTTTCGCAGGAAAAGTACCAAAGAACATGGACATCATCCACGGTGTGACGGCTCAATTCGCCGCAGTCATTGCCACAAACGGGGCATTCGTAATCTTCACGGTCATCGGTTTGCATTAGAAGTACCTCGGGCCGCAAGTAACATCAACGATGGTTTCTGCGGTATATCCATTGATCTTGCGCTTGCCAAACACCGTGATTGCTCGCAAGTTGGATGTCTCGCATTGCTTAATAGCATCAATGACCTCAGACCGACCCATTGATTGGATTTTCTTATCCATCACAAGCTCTTGCTGAGTTACAGGAGGTTCGCTGGCGCAGCCCACCAACACAAGGCAAAGTAAGTATTTCATGCTTGTTCTCCCATGAGCATTTTTTCAATGTTGCCGATTTCTTCCACGGCGTATTCCAGCTCGTGGCACAGATGCCGAACGTGTGCCCGAAGCGCCCCAACTTCGTAGGCCAGTCGGTCACGGGCATCAGTGCTGTAAGCATTGGCACGATCTTCAGAGTCTTTAATAATTTGCGCGGCATTCATTTTTAGTTCTCCAATGTTTTGTCGAGTTGCTCTTCAAGGTACTTGATTAAGTCTTTGCTCAAAATGTCAAAGAACTCAACGCCGTTGTGTGTGATTGACCAAATGCTGACCCATTCTTTTCTAGGGTCATTGCACCGGATAACGTCGTATGCGATTTCAAAAACCGCGCCTTCATATGTGTAGCTGATTAAGGTCATACGCCACCTCCAATAAAGTAGCCAATGGTGTAGGCAAGGATGGCAATGCAGATGTGGGAAATGATGCTGTCCCAGGTTTCGTGTGTCATGTTGACTTTCCTAAAAAGACCCGTAAGGGCAAAAGATGGGGCCGAAGCCCCGTTGATTACTGGTAAGACAAACCTTGAAACTCAAACGAATCTGCCAGCTCTGGCGCAGCAGACTTGCGAATGTTGATGGAAATGCAAGCAAAGCCATAACGCTCTTCCAGGTATTGCAAAGCGTCAGGAGTGTTAGCCACCACTGTAATTTGAGTGGCCGCAAAGTCTGCAAGAGAGAAAGTGAAATCGGTCATAAGACCTCCTAAAAAGACCGCTACGGGATGTTGCGGCATGAGTGAATCATATCACAACTGTGAAGCCCGCAAGCCCTTTTTTAACTATTTTTATAGGTACTTTCCCTAATAGATCCTCTCACAATTGTGATATAGTCGGGAGATGGACATCTTAGAAATTGCAATCAAGGCATCGGGCGGCACTGGTCGCCTTGCCTTCATCTTGAACGTAAAGCAGAACGTGGTCAGTAACTGGCGGCAGCGTGGTGTGCCTAAAGGTTGGGAGCAAGTGCTGCGGTATAAGTACAAGAAACAGATTGCCGAAGCTGGAAAAGTGGTATAGAATTTTGACATCCCTTGGCGGGGAGTAGCAATAAGACTTAGATGGAACTCTGCTGGTATTGCCCAGTCCGCCAACACCGGAAACGGTGAGAGTTCCGCCTAAGTCTTTTTTTTGGAGACTTAACAATGAAGCGACCATCGTTTCAGTTTTACCCAGCCGACTGGCTGCGGGACACGGCGTTGCGATCATGCTCAACAGGCGCCAGAGGATTGTGGATAGACATGATCTGTTTTATGCACGAAGGTAATCCATACGGGCACTTAAAGGTTGGCAACAAGGTTATCCTTTCAACCAACCTTGCATCTATGGTTGGTGCAACCTTAAAGGATGTAATTGATTGGCTGGAGGAACTGCATCAGGCCGGAGTTTACGAATTGGGTGCAGGCGGCGAAATCTACTCCAAGCGCATGGTCAGAGACGAAATCCTGCGAAACAAGAGGGCAGAAGGTGGAAAGCTAGGTGGAAATCCTGCATTGAAGGTTAACCATGAGGATAACCATAAGGTTGAACTTGAGGATAAACAAAAACCAACCCCTTCATCTTCATCTCCTTCTTCATCTACTACTTCATCTACAAAGAAGAATACAGTCGCCCCGCCTGAAGGCGTGACGGATTCTGTTTGGCAGGATTGGAAAAGTTTACGGAAAGCAAAACGAGCAGCAGTCACTCAGACCGCCATTGATGGCATAGAGTGCGAAGCGAAGAAAGCAGGGGTCAGCCTACAGGTAGCCTTGGAAACGTGCTGTGCGAGGGGCTGGACGGGCTTCAAGGCCGATTGGCTGAAAGACAAAGCAGAAGCAAAGTCATTTGCCGAAAAGGACTACGATTTCAAACGCGCTCGGTGGGAAGCCATGACTGGCAGAACACCAGGACAAGAATTTAACCCCACTTTGGAGATCGACCATGACACAACCCATTGACCGCCTGTTTGAAAGACTGTCATTGACCTACGGCAGTGCGTGGGACAATTCGATAGGTACAGCTCCGCTAAACGAGATCAAGTCGTTTTGGCTGCATGGGCTGACTCCATTCCTGAAAAGCAAAGAATCCATGATGGCTATTTCATGGGCACTGGACAACTTGCCTGAACGCCCACCAAACTTGGTTCACTTCAAAAATTTATGCCACCGAGCGCCAGAACCGGAAAGGCCGCAGCTCCCTAGTCCGCAGGCAGACCCCGTGAGAGTGCAAAAAGAATTGGCAAAACTAACGCAATTAAACGCTGGTGTGCCAAGGCATGACCCAAAAGATTGGGCGAGAAAAATTTTGCTTGACCACAAAAACGGTCTACCCCGCCGAAGTTTGTATGTTGCTTGGGCCAAGGAAGCGTTAGGAATGACCCATGTTTGACCTTGAAGCAATCCGCACCCGAGTGTTTGCTGACTGTGTGCGCCTATGCCGCCTGCCAGAATGGAAAGATTGGGCATGGTGCGAAGTTAAGCGAATGGACGAGGAAGATCTATTTCGGGGAATTGAAGCTCATGTTTTAAAGGAAATGAAAAATGGAGCAATTAAATGAGCTGGCTTTATTCGCAGGCGCTGGTGGTGGAATACTTGGGGGAAAACTTCTCGGATGGCGAACAGTCTGCGCCGTTGAGTGGGAGCCATACCCAGCAAGCGTACTGTGCGCCCGACAAAATGACGGGCTTCTCCCGCCTTTCCCGATTTGGGATGACGTACAAACCTTTGACGGAAACCCGTGGCGAGGAATTGTTGACGTTGTATCTGGAGGGTTTCCATGCCAAGACATCAGCGCAGCAGGAAAAGGCGCAGGAATTGACGGAGAACGAAGCGGGATGTGGGGAGAAATGGCACGCATCATTTGCGAAGTACAGCCCCAATTTGTCTTTGTGGAAAACTCCCCAATGCTCACTTCTCGGGGACTCGGAAGAGTTCTCGGAGACTTGGCCAAAATGGGGTTTGATGCGAAATGGGGAGTGCTGGGCGCAGACTGCATTGGACTACCCCATCGGAGAGAACGAATTTGGTTGTTGGCTACCAACCCCCGTCACAAGTATGTGGCGAGGGGCGGCAAAAAAGCGGTATTGGGGAAGCCAAGAATACAGAGCAAGTTTTACAACGGAGTGGGTAAGGACGAGCCTGGATTGCGCTCAATACTTTCACCCGGATTATGCAGAACTCATAATGGACTTCCCGGACAAGTGGACAGAATTAAAGCCATTGGAAATGCACAAGTTCCAAGAGTGGCGGCAACAGCATGGAGAATCTTAAATGCGTAGAGCAGCAAGGGTAGACGCAAACCAAGCCGCCATAGTGCAAGCATTACGGGATGCAGGCGCGACTGTATGGATTATCGAATTACCCGTTGACCTGGTGGTCGGACACAAAAACCATACCTACTTGGTTGAAATAAAAACCACCAGCAAAAAGCGTTTAACAAAACTCCAAGAAGATTTTTTCCTAAAGTGGAGTGGCGGCACCCTATGCAGGGTTGACAGCCCAGAAGCCGCTTTGCATATGCTGAGGGTTGCAGAATGATTCACTATCATGGCACACCAATTACGCCTAGAAAGGCCATAGAAACGATGGCGGGCAAGCACTTTTGCATTTCTTACGCTCGCCCCGATGACTTAAAGCGCTGCCTACAAATGGGTCAGTCGCTTATGCTGGATAACGGTGCTTTTAGTGCAAAAACTAGGGGTTTGCCTTTTGATCGGGATGGGTTTTATGCATGGGTTGAGCCTTTGTTAGCGCATCCACATTGGGCAGTTGTACCCGATGTGATTGATGGAACCGAAGAAGAGCAACGCGAAATGGTTAAGTCTTGGCCTTTCCGTAAGCAAATGGGTATCCCCGTTTGGCATCTTAGCTTGCCAATTTCCTATCTAATTGAATTGTGCGATGCCTGGGGACGGGTATGCTTTGGGTCAGCCGGTGAGTTTTGGCAGATTGGCACATCAAAATGGTGTCACCGAATGGACGAGGCATTCAACGCCCTGGTTAACACTTACGGAAGGCAAATCCCTTGGGTGCATGGAATGAGGATGCTTGGACAATCAAGCGGGCCGTGGCCTTTGGCAAGCGCCGATTCAACCAATGTTGCACTGCATCATGCAGAGCATTTGGAATGTGCTGGATGTATGGCAAAACGCATTGACGCAACCAACCCGCCAACACACTGGAAAAATCAACCACTACAGGAAGTTTTATGTTAATTGCTGCAATCTTTGTTTACGCCATTGCTATGACTTTGGCAAACCTATCCATCGCCACATTCGGTGTGTGGGTCAGTCCTATCAATGCGTTTTTATTTATCGGGTTTGATTTAGCTTTGCGGGATTGGTTGCAGATGCAAATCAAAGCATGGCAAATGGCGGCTTTGATTGTGGTTAGTGGCGGATTGACCTATGCACTCAACCAGGGCGCTGGCATGATTGCTGTGGCATCTGCCGCATCTTTCACGCTGGCGGCGTTGGCTGATTGGGCGGTGTTCTCAAAGGTGACCGGCTCATGGTTCAAGCGTGCCAATGTGTCCAACGTTGCGGGTGCAGCAGTTGATTCGGTGGCGTTTCCGACCATTGCTTTCGGTGTGCTGATGCCGGAAATCATTGCCTTGCAATTTGCCGCAAAAGTTTTAGGCGGTGGTATCTGGGCTTACTTGCTTGGCAAGGTAAATCGTGATTATTCAACTACATAACCCGCAACAGGGCCATGCGGCTTACCGCGAGGCATGGCCCAAGATTAAAGACCAATTGCAAGCCGGTAAGAAAATCAATATAGAGATTAAGCCAGCGACTCGGAGCCTTGAGCAAAACTCACGTTTATGGGCCATGCTTAGTGAAATAAGCGAACAAGTTGACTGGTACGGGCGAAAACTCACAGAGGAAGAGTGGAAAAACGTATTCACCGCGGCACTGAAAAAACAGGAAGTTGTGCCTG